GGGAGTCCGGCGGGGGAATGAGAAAGGCCCCGATCCCTTGTGGTTACTGGGATCGTGGCCTCTTCTGCTCCGAGCTTCCTATCAGAATCGAACTGATGACCTTTTCATTACGAGTGAAACGCTTATTTCTGGACAGGGGCTTAATTTCGCTAGTTTTAGGCGATTCTCAGGGGGCCCTCCTGTACAAATCAGCGCATGCAGGACGATGCATGGCTACACTTATGGCTACACCTGAGATAAGGTGGATCAATGCGGCCCTCGCGACGGGCAAACGTCCGAGGGCCAGACCAAACTGACAAGGAGTTTGATGTGTCTACTGTAGCAATCGGAGAGCGGATCCAGGAGTGCCGAGAGGCGAAAGGGTGGTCGCAGTCTGAGCTAGCAAGGCGCATGGTGGATGCAGGCTGGGCAACCTACAGCCAAGTATCCGTATCCCGAACTGAGAAAGGGGAGCGCGAGCCTCGCCTAGCCGAAGCAATCACGTTGGCGGAAATTCTCAAGTGCAATGCACAATGGCTCATCCTGTCCAGCAACCAGCCTGACATCGATCTTTATGCAGCTGGCTACCGAGATGGCCTGCGAGCTGCGCAGGAGTCAATTGCCGATCTCCTGACGAAGGGGGAGTAGTGCTGATGGCTAACGAAGAATTCGGTAAGCGTGTGAAATCTGTTCGCACCAATGCTGGGCTGTCTCAAGAAGCACTTGGGCAGATGGCAGGACTTAGGCAGAACACAATTGCCAAGGTTGAATCAGGTCTTGTCAACGCGCCACTGTCGAACGCTATCAGCATCGCTAAAGCCCTCGGAGTGAGCATGGACTACCTATGCGGCTGGACCGATGAGGACATACATGCTGCGGCTAGAAAAGCTGGCAGGAACCATGGGACCCTGCGCAATGCCCTACAAAACGCGCTCAGAGAATTGGACGGCGAATGAGTATCACAGAAGAAGCGGTTGACGTGGCGGCAAAGGCCATATACGTGCGCCACGGGGGCATAGATTGGGATTCCGAAACAGAGTCAATACATGGACTTTTCAGGCGCGATGCCAGAGAGGCGCTGGAAGCTGCTGCCCCGTTCTTAACTGGCACTGTTGTCCTCGACCCCGAATGTGGCTGCCAACTGAGGTCTTGCATTCATCACCCTACGCTGACCCTTGAAGGCCCGATTACGTTCGGAGTTGGCGACCGTGGCTGACCTTAGTAACCGTGGAGCATTTCAGAGTTGGCTGCACAAGGCTTTATGCCGCATCTTTGGCCATTCGTGGGGATACTACCGATACCCGCGTGGAGACGGATGGTTTGGCGGCCCGCATGAGCGACGGTACTGCACGGGATGTTACGCGGACGAGCCTTTCTATGAAGATGGGCACTAGTAATGGCTACACCTACCGAATGGGGAGAAAATGGACATCAAGGAGTTCCTGGAAGCGCGCATCGCCGAGGACGAGTATGAGGCTGAGGTTTGCCTGGCTCAGTATCGACGGGGGGAGGGTGGAAGCTCGCGTCGATGGGTGCGCCAACTTGCCGAATGCGTGGCGAAGCGGGCGATTATCGAGGCGAACGTAGGTGATCGATGGACCATACCGGTAGCTCAAAGAGAATACGAGTACTGGCACTCTTCAAACTCGCAGGTGGAAGTGCGGCACAACGAACACCTCGTGCGAACCATTACGACAGACGAGTACTTGAAGGAAGTAGGGGCGACTAAGGAGCCGCCTGCTGTAGAGCTGCGCGCTTTAGCAGCCATCTACAAAGACCACCCCGACTACCAGCAGGAGTGGACGGTATGAACTGCAAGAATTGCGGCGAGCCTGTCCAGCAGAAGCCACGTGAAATCCCAACACACAGCATCGGCATCGTTTACTGCGGCTTCGTCAACGCGCCGATTGATTGGTACGACCATCGAGTAGCCCAGTTGGAAGAAGGGGTGCCTCGTGGCTAGGGGTAAGGGTGAGGGTGCGCTGTTCAAGGACGCCCGCGGCCTGTGGACCGTAGCTATCGAGTTGCCGCCCGGCCCGGATGGGAAGCGACGGCGGAAGGTCATCCGCAGCAAAGACAAAAAAGTCGCCATGAAGAAGCTGGCCGAGGTCAAGAAGGAACTCAACCAGCTAGGCGACCTCCCGACGTCGGGCCTCAAACTCGAAACCTGGCTGCGACGGTGGATAGACGACATCGCTCCGAATGAGGTCCGCCCGAACTCTTATGCCTCGTACAAGTCCACCACTGACGGGTGGCTCATCCCCGTACTCGGCAAGAAGAAGATTGACGAGCTCACCGCCGATCACGTCCGGCAAATGTTCAAGGTCATCATGTCCACGCCCAAGTCGCTCAAGATGCGTGAGAAGGACCCCAGCGAATGGCCAGCCGACGTCGTAACGGTCGGACCTGACACGGCCATCAAAGCGCACGCCGTCCTATCCACCGCACTCAAGACAGCCATGCGCGAAGGGAAAGCAACCCGGAACGTCTGCGAAATGGTGGACCCGCCCAAGAAGGCCAAGACCAAGCAGCACGCCTTGACGACGGATGAGGCAATTCAACTCCTGGCGCACCTCGCAACCCGTCCTGACCGCGCACTCTGGGCAACGTACTTGCTCACCGGTGCGCGGCGTGGTGAGATCATTGGGCTCGAAGCTGACCGCATCACAGACGCGCTTGACCTGTCATGGCAGCTCATCCGAATCAGCGACATCACCAAAGTGCCAGCCGACTACGAATGGCGGCACCTTCAAGGCACCATGTACCTGACCCGCCCCAAGTCCAGTAGCGGCTGGCGCATCCTGCCGCTCGTGGAACCGCTCAAGTCCATCCTGCAACTCCACACGCAGACCCACCACAGCGGGAAAGGGCTACTCTTCCTCAACGACGACGGCCGCCCATGGGATCCAGACAGCGCCACAGAGGCATGGGCCAAGCTCCTAGCCGAAGCAGGCCTACCAACCAACGTCGTCCTCCACGGAGCCCGCCACACCGCCGTAGACCTCCTAGACGCAGCCGGGGTGGACTGGGACACCATCAAGGACATCGTCGGCCACAGCACCCGGCAAATGTCCCAGGCGTACCGAACGAAGGTGGACATCAAGCGACTCACGACGGCGCTAGAGAAGATGTCCAAAATGATCGAAGCCTAGACAGCAAGAAGGCGCCCCTACCGAATCCGGTAGGGGCGCCTTTCTTGTTTGTTCTAGAGGTTACTCGACGTCGGGGCCAGCCTCGCGCAACGCCTTAGCGGCTGCAGCCCGGAAGCCATCAGAGTCAGCGTCAAGCTTTTCGCAGATCACCTCGACGTCATTGAGCGTGAACGGCGCCTCATCACGGAGACGCTTGTTGACGTAGGTGGGGGAGAGGCCCGTAGAGATTGCCAACTGCTTAGCCGTGATACGGCGCCGCGCAAGGCAGGCGCGGACCTCCCCGGCGAAGGCCTTCGCGAGTGGTCCTGATTCTGGTTGCTTTACGGCAGGCATGACCATAATCTATCCGTTCCGGAGTCAGAAAGCCGCAAGCGGCATGCAGACGCCTCAACTCGTCTTGAGAACTCATATAAGTTCTGATGGCTCAATATTAACTCCAAGCATGGACCATGGAAGCGTTTAAGCTCAAATTTAACCTTGAGACTCATGAGCGGCTACTCTTTAAACCGTCTGGACTTAATCCCGTCAAGCAAAGGCTGGATTTGCTTCGATGTCAGTGCGGCGTCGTAAGCTTTCATTTCAATCGAAAATGTATTCGAATCTGGGGAGAACATGCACGCTGAGGCTCTGACTACACCACCTGTCATCGTCGCCAAGAGTGGTGTCGTCATAGCGCTGAAAAGAGAAGAGCGCCCCCTATCCCAAAGTGGGATGGGGACGCTCTGCCGCGCAGTGCAGCGGATGACAGTCCAGGAGTTCGGGAACCTGGCTTTCTCTCGCGGGATCAGGCCGTCCGCGATTCTGGCTGGATACGGGCTTCGGCTCGTCCCAGCAGGGCGCCAGGAGTTAGACCAAGGGCCTCGGCAACTTTGATAAAGGTCGGCATAGGCATGCTCTTGTGACCCTTTAGGTAATGGTTCATCGCGGGGCGGCCGATGCCGACCGCTTCAGCGAGATCCTTTTGGGTCATGTCTCGTTCTACAAGCTCTACCTTGATCTGGGTGGAGAGAGCAGCCTCGAGCAATTCGCCATACGTTGTTGTCATGTGTGCAAGTTTAAGTGCATATGAGTACTTGAAGCAAGCGAATGACTACTTGCGTGTCCATTTTGAGTACTCAGGTTGCCGACACGCCGAGTACTTGGTTGGGGCTTGCAAGTACTCGATTGAATAACTACAGTACTTATATGAGTACCAAGCAGGCGGATGGACTCACCTCCGCAGACACTGAAATTGGTAGCCGAATCGCAAATGCCCTGATCGTCAAGGGAACCAACGTGCGAGCCCTCTCTGATAAGACAGGCATCAGCTACCCCACCCTACGCCGCAGCCTCACCGGAGGACGCAGCCTAACCATTCGAGAACTGGGCAACATAGCCGATGCCCTCAACATCTCACCCTCCCTGCTCCTACCGCCCTCTCTTACCGAGGTGGCAGCATAATGGCTCAGAAACTCGCCTACACATTCGAAGAAGCTGCCGAGCAAAGTGGCTACAGCATCCGAACACTGAAACAGCAAGTCGCAGACGGCAACCTAGCCGCACGATACGCAAACAGTAAAGGCGTCATACGCCACGAAGACCTGGCCGAATGGCTCGACAGTCTTCCTGCAGAATCACCCAGTAAGTAGCACGTCCCGCTGCAGCGCTTAGCGCCGGCAACGCATCGCCCGTCTCAGGGGCAAACACTCCCAGCAGTATCCGAACCACCACTCTCGTGTTCTTTGCGAGAAGAAGAGGTGCTATTTGTCATGCCTTCCAGCACTGACTACTTGTCCAAACTTGCCCATTACAACCAGTTGCATGGTATTACCGCCACGTTTTCGGAGATGAAGAAGACCGCCCGCCGTATTCAGCGGATCGATGTTGAGCGCGGTTCGCCGGTGGATCTCGAAGAGTACTTCCTGGATTATCGGGATCCGACTGGGGAGGAAGCGTCCGAGAACGTGGACGCCGAACGACACCTAACCAACCAGGCTAACGCGGCCCGCCGATGCGCGGGCCAAACAAAAGAGAAAGTTGCCGCCATGCCCGGCAGCCACCTTCCACGAAACCCATATCAAGGAGAACTTCAGTGACCAGTGTACAAACGATTACCGCACCCGCCAAGGAATGGATCGCAGCACTTACCCGCTTGACTCCGGCAATGGCTGGTAAGAAGCCTGTCCCGATCCTCAACAACATCGTCATCAGCCCCGAGACTTCCACTGTAGGCGGATACAACTACGAGACTTCGGCAATCACCCGGCTCTCAGCGTCGGAGGGGCGTGGCGCTCAATTCCTTGTCTCCTGGCGTTGGCTGCTTGACGCTATACGCACGACGTCGGGGAAGACCAAGGACGCGCCAGCGACGGTGTGGATTGAGGGTAACAAGGTTGGCGTCACAACCTGCGGCTACGAGCTGTACGCCGAGGGAGCGGACATTGCTGACTACCCGGAGATCCCAGTTGTTGAACCTGACGTGGAATCGACTCTGGTCCCGTCAGTTCTTCGCGGGGCCCTTCGCCGCACTGGGCTGGCCGCCTCTCAGGATGAAACACTGCCCATACTCAACGCCGTCCAGATAAACATGGAGGATGGCGGCATTGGACTCCTGGCAACTGATCGTTACCGGCTGGCGTCTGACTACGTAAGCGGTCATGGAACAGGCTCGGCATCATTCCTACTCGGCCGCCGAACCTTCAAGGCTATCGACCGCTTCCTTGTTGGGAAGAGTGTGCAGCTCGGCATCCACCACGAGTCGCGCAGGATCATCATCAGCACGGAGGCTGTGACATTCACTTGCCTGGCGTCTGATGGCGACTACCCGAAGATCCGGTCCTTGTTCCCGGCAGAGGTTACTGGCTCGTTTGAAGTCGATCGTTCCGTGCTTTTGGAGAGTGCACGAGTCGCATTGACGATGAACGAGCGTTACTCGCCCTGCCATATCGAGTTGTTTGAAGAGGGCGCCAAGGTGACGTTCGACTTCGGACTTTTCGGCCCGTCCGTCAGCCCTACAGCTGCTGGCGGTCCTGTGGCTGGCGATGGCGAGCGGATCAAGTTTGCGATGAACCCTCACTATCTTGTGGAGACTCTGCCGCAGATCGAAACGGCAAAGGTTCGGATCTCGTACACGAAGCTCCCAAACCCTTTCCTGTTCACCCCGGAAGGCGTGGCGGCCAGTGATGACAAGGTACTGAAGCACCTCATCATGCCTGTTCGGATGTCGTCATGAGGGCTCTAGCTCTTGAGCAGGATAAGGATGCGTGGTTGGAGGATGCGATTGCGACGATTATCGGCCTGGCTGAGTCGCAGGAGACATTCACGGCCGATGATCTCAGGCAGCATATGCGCGAACCGGACGATTCTCACTGGCCGGGTAGCGCGTTCTCGAAGGCCCGCAACCTTGGCTACATCGAAGGCGTTGACGGCCGGTACGTGAAGTCAACAACACCTAGCCGCAATCACAGTGCACTCAAGCTCTGGACGAAGAAGAAGGTAGAGGCAAGGTCATGACGATTCTGATGCTCGCGTTTGTGTGTGCTGCTGGTCCGCTGATGATCCACAAAGCCATGCAGCATGACGCCCGCCTGGAACCTGTGGAGCCGGTGGACTGGGACGCCATCGAAGAAGAAACCCAGACCCGGGCAGAGGACGACGCCGACGCCTGGCGAAAGGGAGAACGATGAACAACGAACGCCTTGACGCTGCAGCTAGGGCAGGAATCGCGGAGTGGGACCGAGCCGAACCAAAGAACCGCGTCACCGCGTCATTCGTCGCTAGCCATGTGGACTCCATCAGGGCCGCCCTCGCTGCTGCTGATGCGGTGATGTTCTCGGACGAAGCCTTGGCCAAACTTGAACAGGCGCTCTATGACCACCGAGAGGGCATGCTCTCCTGCTATGACCACATCCCGTCATCAGGGCACTACGTCTGGTGCTGCGTGTGCGGTGAGCATGAGATCACTGGCACATGGCGCGAACACATGGCCGGCGCCATCGCTGCGGTGTTGAAGGCCACACCATGATCCGCAACCCTCGCCGTGCCCCGCATATCCGGCAGCGTCCGTCTGAGGGTATGCCGGTTGGTGGTTGGGCCCCGGCTGATCTGAACCTACCCGCTCTCTGGTATCAGGTGCTCGCCCGAACCGCGACCGGCTGCGAATACCCCATCAGCGGCGACCGACAAGCAAACAAATCAACTAACGGACAGGAAACCAAATGAGCAGCCAGATTTTCACCAAGCGCCGAGTCGAGCGGATCACCGTCAAGAAAGTTACCGAGGGCGGCCTTTCCACCACTGACGGCACGGGCTTCGGAATACCTGCCTATGTGGCAGCGGAGATCAAAGCAGGCGACGTTCTGCACCTTGAGCTCTACCGGTTCAACGAAATCGGCGGGCTGATGAGGCCCAATGGCGAGTATCTGTTCCATCGCACCGACGACTACTTCACTCGCCAGCACGAGGAATGGCTCAAGGAACACAAACGGAAGCTGGAAGAGCGGTACGAGGCCAACAAGGACGACTGGCAGAAGCGCACCGAAGCGCTACCGGCTCGCTACCGGAAGCGCCTCGAACGGTTCATCAACGATCCGATTGACGGCGAAGAATTCCGTAAGGAGGGAATGGGATGGGGTTACGAACTCATCGTCTGCGAGCTCGCTTGCCTGTACGAAAAGCATGGTCTCGGGGGAGGATCCTTTGATTCTGAGCCGGAAGCTGTTCGGGAATTTGCCCGCGAGCATGGGACCTCTGGGAACCAACACGAGGTGGCTATGTCCTGGGTGAAGAATCAGCAGGCTGAATTGTGACTGCTGACGAAGCAGCAACCACTCTCCCGCCGCACCTCGCAGCCAAAGCCCGCAACCCCTTGCAAGTTGAACTTGCAACGATCATCCAAGCCACCAAGGAAGAACCAAATGAGCGAAGAGACCAGGCGTGACCCGAACGCCCCCGAGTTTTTCACCATCGAGGACATCAAGCGCGACATCGAAGAGATGGAGAACAACGAAGCGTCCTGGACTCCCGAATGGATGAAAACAGCGCTCATGTCCGCATGGCGTGAAGGGAACCTTGAAGGCGATGCCAGCGCCTACCACGGCGGCCTGTACAAGGAGCGCAACCCGTTCATGACCGAGCGCGAGCAGAAGGCCTACTACGAATGAGCCTCAAAGCCTTAGTGCAGCAAGAGTCCAGCCGATCGTTCTTAGCATGGTGTGACTTCCACCAACAGGGCGAGCGTCGTAGAACCAGCCGAAACGCCCATGAATGGGCTGACGCGCACAACAACGAGCACCACCGAATCTGCGACGTCTGCGAAGTGGATCACTCCACCACGATGGCCAACCTTTCCCACGGAATCATTCGGCTCATGCAACACGCCCAGGAGCGCATGGACTGGATGGAATACCCCGTCAACGGCGACATGATCGCCCGGCAACGCGCCGGGATCGTGGGCAAATCCTTGCTGTACTCCACGGCTGACCCGGAAGACATCGACTGGCAGGCAGTCGCCCTCCTCTATCCCAGCAATGGGTAAGCCTGCACCGCCCGGCATGGACCATGACCGGGCCAAAGAGAACTGGTCACGCGGCAACAACAAAACACCCGGCTGCTCATGTCCACCATGGCGCTACAACCCGCGCTACCCACGCCCCACCAACCCAGACTGCAAGATTCACGGCCCCGGACAGGGGCCTTTTTTATGCCCAGAAACGGAGCAGCAATGACACTCCACACTTACCCCGAACTCGAACAAGGCTCTGACGAATGGCTGCAAGCACGATGCGGCATCCTGACAGCGTCCGTCGTCGGCAGCCTTGTTTCCTCCCGCCAGCCAACAGCCCTTGAAACTGACTGCCCCGAGTGCGGCGCCGAAGCAAACGGGCCCTGCCTTGGCAAGCGCTCACCTGAACCGATCAAGACGCTGCACCCGGCTCGCGCAGCAGCAGCCCGCGAACTGGACAGAGTAATCACCGCGGACGTCACTAGCGAAACAGCTCTTGGCCTCATCATGACCCTCGCCGCTGAACGCATCACCGGCTTTGTTGAACCCACTCTGCAATCCCGGGCAATGGAACGCGGCCAACTTGACGAGCCGTACGCCCGAGACGCCTACTCCACCCACCATGCCCGCGTCACCGAACTTGGCTTCATGGTCCGCGACTTCGACGGCTTCAAGATCGGCTATTCACCAGATGGATTGGTCGGTGAAGACGGGCTTATCGAAATCAAGTCCCGTACCCAGAAGATCCAACTCAAAACCGTCCTCGCAGACGAAGTGCCCGGTGAGAACATGGCGCAACTCCAAACAGGCTCGCTTGTTTCCGGGCGGCCCTGGATCGACTACACCAGCTACTGCGGTGGCATGAAGCTCTGGACCAAGCGCGTCTACCCGGATCCTGCATGGCACGCCGCCATCATCGCCGCCGCCAACCAGGCCGAAACCATCATCACCAACATGGTCAGCGACTACCTCGAAACGACCGCAGACATGCCTGACACCGAACGCATCGACCACTTCGCAGAGATCGTGATCAACTGATGGACATTTCAAAGGCCCTAGTCGCCAAATCAGACCAGCTCAACGCCTCGGACCTGACCGGGGCGCCCATCGTCGCAACAATCGCCAACGTCCGCAAAGGTGATGCGACCAAACCAATCGTCATCGACCTTGTCGGTATGGACGGGCGGCCATGGAAACCATCCAAGGGCATGCTCCGGATCATCGCCCACGGATGGGGCATCGAATCTGACGCATGGCTTGGACGATCCGTGAAGCTCATCAATAACCCCGAAGTGATCTACGCGGGCGAGAAAGTAGGCGGCGTTGAAGTTGTCGCTATGTCGCACATCGCCGCTGACTTCACCATCCCTGTCCGCATCAGCCAAAAGAAGGTCAAGCAACACCACGTCGCAGTCCTTGCTGAACCCGCAACCGAACCGTGGCGGGCGCAATGGCAGGCAATCACCAACGCCTTGACCGCTGCCGGGTACGAAGGCGACTCCCGCCAACTGCTCGCCTACGCCGGGCAAGTCATCGGCACCACATGGGAACACCCCAACAAAATCAGCCCAGAAGACGCGCAAAAAGTCCTTGCAGCAGTCCGAGAAGACAACCACCAGGAGCCCACCGAATGAGCAGCAAAGAGAACGACGGCCTGATCAGCACAAGCATCAACGCCGGCCACATCAAAGCCACAGGTAACAAGGACCGCAGGACCGGGCACCAACTCCGCATGGGATACGGCCTCTTCATCCACATCACACCCGAAATCGCCGCCCAATGGCTCGACGTCTTGGCCCCTATCGCGAAAGAAGCCAAATGAGCGGCGAAATCCTCATCCCGATCCGTGGCCGCCTGACCGCCGATCCGGAATTGCGCTTCACCCCATCCGGTGCTGGCGTCACCAACTTCACCGTCGCCACCAACTCATCAAAGTTCGACCGGAACACCAACGAATGGAAAGACGAACCCACCAAGTTCTGGCGGTGCGCCGCGTGGAACCAGGGCAAGCTCACCCGCGCCGAGAACATCGCCAATCTTCTCAAGAAGGGCGATTGTGTCATCGTCTACGGCGAGCTCACCACCCGGAACTACGAAACCAAGGAAGGTGAGAAGCGTTCCGCCGATGAGATCCGCGTCGAAGCCATCGGCAAAGACCTCACCTTCCACGGCCAGGCATACGCGCAGAACGAGCCTCCCGAACAACCTGACGGCGGCAATTGGGGAGCGCAGCCAGCACAGTCGCAAGGCTGGGGCGGCGGACCAGACGCCGAACCGCCCTTCTAGCCAACACCACCACAGGCCCGCATAGACGGGCCTTTTTCATGCCCGCGGCGCCCGGCACACCACCGGGCGCCGCACCGAAAGGACCCAATGAACCACGCACAAGAACTCCAAGCACGCGAAGGCGTCGCAACTGTCGTCTACACGAAGCCCGACTGCCAGCCATGCCGGATGACCAAACGCAAACTCGACAGCGCGGGCATCTACTACACCACCGTCGATGTCACCCAGGACCCTGCCGCCCTCGAATTCGTCAAGGCACTCGGCTACACCGGCGCCCCCGTCGTCTACGTCTCCGCCATCGAAGGAGACACGCACTGGTACGGGCTCCGAAAGGACCTCATCGAACTTCACATCACGGCGCGTGCCGATGCTGCTTAGAGACACGTGCTGCCCGAAGTGCAAGGGCCCGCACGGCATCTGCCGTACCCGGGGCGGCTGCAACCACCACATCGAAACCCGCCGCCGCCAAGACAAAGACGACCTCTCCACACGCCTCTACCGCGACCCCACCGGCGACCAAGCCGTCAACAACATCACACGAGAACAACGAGGGAGCCAACGCCATGGTTAGGACCCAACCCAAACCACCCACACCAACACACGCCTTCCGCGCAGTCTGGCCAATAGTCGAAGGAACAGGCACAGCAACCACCAACGCCGAACTCATCGCCCAAGCAATCGGCGACCTACCCAACGTCGCCCACCGCCACGGCGCCACCATCATCGGCGCACCCCGGGCATGCATCGCAGACGGCCGCCGCGTCCCCGGATCCGGAGGCGCCCGCCACGTCATCGTCATCGAAGCACCCGCAGTAGAAGCACCATCCCGCAGCTACCGCCACAACTAAACATCTGAGGAAAACACCATGAGCCTGACAATGACTGACATGTTTTGCGGCGCTGGCGGATCCAGCACCGGAGCGACGATGCTCGAGGGGATCAGCGTAAAGACCGCGCTGAACCATTGGGATAAGGCCCTCGAGTCCCATAACGCCAATCACCCTGACACGGTCCACGTCCAAGCGGACATCAAGGAAACCGACCCGCGCTACATCGCGACGTCAGACATCCTGTGGGCGTCACCGGAATGCACCAACCACTCAGTAGCGAAAGGCCGGAAGCGCATCACCAACCAGCCGGACTTCTTCGGCGAGACACTGCCAGACGAAGCAGCCGACCGTTCCCGCGCTACCATGTGGGACGTGCCACGGTTCGCCGAAGTCCACCGCTACCGGGCAGTCATCACTGAAAACGTTGTGGACGCCGCAAAGTGGGTCATGTTCGAAGCCTGGCTGCACGCCATGAAGTCCCTCGGATACGAACACAAAATTCAGTACCTCAACAGCATGCACGCCCAGCATGGCGGCCTGCCCGCGCCGCAATCCCGCGACCGAATGTACGTGCTCTTCTGGCTCAAAGGCAACCAAGCGCCTGACGTCGAAAAGTACTTCCGACCCAAGGCGTACTGCTCCAGCTGCGACGAGATCGTTGACGCCATGCAGGTCTTCAAGAAGGTCAACGAACCGTGGGGACGCTACCGGGCCCAGTACGTCTACCGCTGCCCGAAATCGACTTGCAAGAACCAGATCGTTGAGCCCGGATGGCTGCCCGCCTCCTACGCCATTGACTGGTCACTTCGCGGGGAGCGGATCGGCGACCGGACTCGCCCGCTGGCTGACAAGACACTGGCCAGGATCCGGGCAGGGCTGGAGAAGTACGGGAAGCAGCCTGTATCCATCGACGCCGTGCGCGGCTCGCAGATCATCAGCCCAGTCAACACCGATCCTTTCCAGACCCAGACGACCAGCTACACGCGCTCACTTCTCGTTCCTGTCGAGGGCAGGGAAGGCAAGCAAGCGCAGCTGGCGAGTGATGCCATGCGCACTCAGACCACACGCAACGAAACCGCCCTGCTCGTTCCAGCTGGCGGAACGTGGAACGACGACGCCCGGCCCGTATCTGACGCGATGCGGGCACTCACCACCCGTGATGCGAATGCACTGGTGACGCCGCCCGGACACCACATGCTCATGGAGTACTACGGCAACGGGCAAATGCACGCCACGTCCAAAGCCATCCCCACAATCACCACCCATGACCGCTTCGCCATGATCACGCCCCTACGGAACAACAACACCGCCAAGCACATCAGCGAGCCCCTGGACACCTTCGCCGCGAACGGCCAGCACCACGCCCTCACCGAATGGAACGTGCCCGAAGTGGACGACTGCGAATTCAGGATGCTCGAACCACACGAAATCAAAGCAGGCATGGCCTTCCCGAAGGAATACATCATGCTCGGCAACAAACGCGAACAGGTCAAGATGGCCGGCAACGCTGTCACCCCGCCCGCAGCCCGTGACCTCGTCGCATGCATGGCCGAAACGCTGAGCCTGTCATGAGCGAAGGTGAGCTGCCACCGAAAGTCGCGGCGCCTCACCAATGCGAAGGCCCTGACTGCGACTTCTGCGAGTGGTCCAACCCAACTCTCGACATCACACTCAACCAACGAAAGGAGTAGCCGCGTGGCTAAGGACAAACGCCCATACTTCACGATGACGAATGAGTACCCGAGACATCGGAAGATCCGGGGGTTGTCAGATGCCGCCTTCAGGCTCCACGTGACCTTGATAGCTCTTGCGAACGAAGAAACACGAGACGGGCTCGTGAGCGATGGGGATCTGCTGGCCAAAGGCACCAAGGCCAAGAAGGAGCTCATCACCGCGGGCCTGGTGGTTGCTCTGCCTGATGGGACGTTCGCCTTGCATGACTACCTGAAGCATCAGAACTCGGCCGAGGAAATAGCACGCTACCGGGCCGAGCAGAAGGAGCGCGGGCAACGCGGCGGCCTCAAGTCAGCCCACACCAGGCATCACGTGAACAAGGGCCGAATCGACCCGAATTGCGCTCTTTGCCCTGGCGCCGAACCACCCGAACATGAGCCCGAAGAGCTAAGCGAAATCTAAGCGGCGGCTTAAGCGGGCGCTTACGTTTTGCTTACCAAAAATCTAAGCGGAATCTAAGCACCATTTAACCATTAGTAACTCACCTTCTTTTTTCGGTTGGCTCTTAAAGAAGGGGGTGAAAGTTCTCAATCAATCGTCCAGTAAGTTACGCGAGCCGCCGGGACATTTGATTGAAGGAAGGAATCAGCCTTGATCACCGAGAACCAAGCCAAAGCGCTGGCCGTCATCCTCCACGAAATCAGGCCACGCTGGTCCACCCCGGCAATGCTCAAACTCCTGGAGAAAAACGCGCAACACCCCGCCCCGTTCGCTGACATCACGGTGGCCGCAGTCAACGCAGCCCGTGACCACAAAGTCGAAACACCCGGCGCCATCTTCATCGACCAACGATTCTGGCCAGCAGAGACCAAGTCGCTTATGCCCAAGCCGCCACCCTGCGAACAACACATAGGCCAAGACGCCCACAACTGCCGCTCATGCCACGGAGACGTCAAAGCAGGCATCAGACCACCAGACATGATCGGCCGACACTACGAACCGCCAAACATCTACGAACAACTCATAGCAAGCCCCGAAGCCCCGGCAAACGCTGGGGCTTAGCCATACCCAAGGAGAACAACCCATGAACTACCTCGCGCTTTTCTTCGCCATCATCTCGGCCCTCATCGCCCTCACCTACACCATCCAGCTCATTCGCACTGCTCTCGGCAAGGCATATTTCCTCTCCGCATTCGCCCGATACGTCCACTTCGTGCTGCCACCCGCCGCTGGCGTCATGGCCGTCATGTTCTTCCGGATCGCGGTGGGCGCATGAAATTCAAACTTGGTGATCCGGTGCGCGTTATCAGCCACACATCAGCGTTCTTCGACCAAGTAGGTCGCGTCACGAAAATCGACAAAACCGGCGACCGCATCCCCTTCGGAGTCACAGGCCTCGCCAAATGGTCACAAGTCTGCTTCGGGCCCCACGAACTCATCCTCGCCGAGAAAGAAGACACACCATGATCCGCAAAGAAGGCAAAGCACGCTGGGTCTACGAATGCGCACCCTGCAGCGAACATGGCACATACCCGGACCAATTCCGCGCCATCGAGCGCAAACAGAAGCACGAACAAACATTCGGGCACTTCGGCAAAACCACAGCCGCCATCGTCCGAGAAACCTTCCAACCACTCATGGACGCCTTCGGATTCGGCAGGCTCGAACCATGGCAAGAACAAGTCCTCACCCGCTCACTCTGGGAGGACCTGAAGTGATCCACGTATTCGTCCCGGGGACACCTGTCCCGCAAGGTTCCGTGGAGTTGTGGCGCGGCCGGCTCGTTGGTGTGAAGCCTGAACTTGCTGCCTGGCGTCTGGCCATCCGCAAAGCGACTCTTGCGAAACACGCCGGTGAACCGCTCGACGGGCCAATCACGGTATCGCTGGTATTCCAACTCAAGCCACCACAGCGGCCACGATGGAAACTCCCAGCCGTCAAACCCGACCTCGACAAGCTCACCCGCGCCGTCTTCGATTCGCTGTCCACCACCAAGCACAAGAAGACCAAAGCGGCCATCCCCGGAGTCATCGTGGACGACGCCCGAATAGTCAGCTTCCACGCCGCCAAAACCTACCACGGCACACCCGGCGTCCTCATCACCATCACACAATCAGGAAAGGACGAACTATGAGCTTCGGACTCGACATCGTAACCCTCGACCAAGACGGCAACGAACACTGGATTGAAGTCGTTGACGGCCACACCTACAACCTGTCCCCAATGTGGCGAAAGGCGCTGCCCGGGCTCATAGGCGAAGGATCAACATCGGCACTCGAAGGCCTCCGATGCCTCGACATCCTGGCCGCCCTCGAAACCGGGCTCCTTGACACTTACCGCAACGCTGACGAGTACATCGCACTCAACCCATCGAACGGATGGGGCGACTTCGATGGATTCTGTGAGGTTTACAGCAAGTTCGTCCGCCTCGCTCACAAGTACCCGTCCGGAATCGTCAGGTGGAACGGATGACCTTCCACGGCAAGGCCGAAGACCCGAAGCCGCCCAGGCCAATCCGCCACTTCGCCTACAAGGTTTACGACGGCGGCATTGAACATGAAGTGTCCTCGCACGAGGTCTACTTCTACGACGGCGGACGAGTCGGATTCTGGGACTACATAGATGACGACGACCGTGTCCTAGTCCTCGCCGCCAAAGCATTCCAAGTACGGCAAGTCGCTGCCAGCCAGACGAAAGGAGGCAACACATGAGCGGTGAACCATGCACCACAGAGGACTGCCGACGTCTGACAAGCCTCTACCTCTGCGCGGAATGCATCGTGGAACTGGACGGGTTATTGGAGGACGTCCCAGCACTCATCCCACTACTCGACGGCCCAATCACGATGACCTCAGTAACCAAAGGCCCCGGAATGGGAAACGGATCCGGCCACCCCGGATCCAAACCACCCATCAACCTCGACGCACTCCAACTCCGCGCATGGCTCAACCAACTCCCAGACCGGGCACACGCCGAAGCCATGGACAACCCAAACGCCGGCCGAACACTCTACATGGCCCGCATCTGGGTCAAACGAGCCCGCCAGTTAGTGTGGGGCTCCGAAGAGGAAACCATCGACCACGAAACCAACCGCCAACGAGTCCGGGACATCGCGCCACCAATGCCCACAAGGCAACTCGTCCCATGGCTCCGTGAACACGCCAAAATCACCATCACCGCCAAAGACGTCCGGAATTGGGCACTACGAAAGAAGCTCAAAGCCGTCGCCGAAAAGCCATCACCCACCTACTACCCACACGAAGTCCTCGACGCCTGGCACGCAACACGACGTGATCAGTAGCGACTCATAGTTATTCGGCGTGTGCAGTTGTTAATCACAGCCGACATCGATTAAAGTGACTCAAAGCGGCGTAATCGTCGTACCCACACAAAGCCGGATCGCACACAGCGACCTGGCTTTTTTTAGTGCCGTCTTTCCCCCAGGAGGCCGCATCTCCCGCACAGGGTTACGTGCAACGCCGCATGTCGAGAGACACCGGCACAAGGGACTGCACTCAGCAGGGGTGCATCAAGGTTCGAGTCCTTGCAGTCCACGGAAGCCCCATGGCTTCTGAAGAAGGTGTTTCCACACCACATGCGCCGCGTCAACGCCACCCACGTTCTCGGGACGAAGGTATGTACCGGGCCCAAAAGATAAGGCCTGCCAAGGAACTACCTGCGCGGCGCACAAGGGACTGTAGCTCAGAGGCCAGAGCAAGACAGGGTAAGTGCCCCCATCACCACCTTGTTTGTCGCAGGTTCGAATCCTGCCAGACCCACCAAAGAACCCCGGCGCCGCTCCCGGGTTACGAGACGGCAACGCTGGACCCCGTCACGGTGCACCACGGCGGGGCCTAGCACAAAGCAGGAGGACCAATGCCACGAGCACCAAAGCAATGCGCTGACAGGGCATGCTCAACACGAGTCACAGGCAGGCCCTACTGCGACGACCACACACCCATGAACTGGAAGGGTGAACGTCGCACAACAACAGCAGCACACAAAGCATGGCGCATCGCAGTACTCCGCAGAGACAACTTCACATGCAGGCTCAAACTCCCAGGCTGCACACACCAAGCAGCACAAGCTGACCACGTCCTCAACGTCAAAGCTGGCGGCGCAGAACACGACATAAACAACGGACAAGCAGCCTGCGAAAACTGCCACAAACAAAAGACCCAGAGGGAATCCATCAAAGCCCGAAGAGGGTGGCGGGGGACCCCTCCCCCCGGGTCCGCTCTTCTGCCGTAGAGGCGCTGTAGATTTCTCCGCGTACGGTTCCCCACGTTTCAACGGGAGGCTTCAACTGCACGCAATTTCTTGATTTTAGGGCCCTGAGCCGCAACGGCTGAGGCCCTTTTTACCCGAAACGGGAGGATAGAAAATGCCTGCTGCTAAGAAGGATCCGTCTACGCGTGCGCGGAGGAACACTGCTTCCACGGCTGCTGCTTTGAGTGAGGCAACGGTTGAGGCTCCGAAGCTTCCCAAGCGCCCTCGCGTGTTTGATGATGAGGGTGACCTCATTGCTGATGACTGGCACCCTGAGACGTTGGCGTGGTGGCAGGATCTTTGGTCCGCTCCTATGGCATCGGAATATCACTCGTCTGACCGTCACGCGCTGTTTCTGCTGGCCGTGCTCATGGATGACTTCTGGCTGAATCCCTCAACGAAGCTCGCTTCTGAGATCCGACTTCAGCGCCAAGCGTTCGGCCTGACTCCTTATGACCGTCGCCGGCTTGAGTGGACGATTGAGACTGCCGAGGAATCGAAGGACCGAGGACGGCAGCGTAAGACTTCTGCTCCCCGCGGGACAGTGCAGCCAACCCCTGCGGCTGACCCGCGTTCTGTGCTGCGTGCGGTGAACTGACGTGGCGGTCCTGATTGTCCCAGATTTGGACGATCAGCCGTGGCCGACTCTTGGACCTGCCCTTGTTGATTTCATTCATGATCGTTGCGTGTTTGGTCCTGGCTCTTTGGCTGGGCAGCCGGCCATTTTGGATGCTGAGAAGCAAGCGGCGCTGTACCGACTCTATGAGGTGTACCCGAAAGGGCATCCGCTGGCTGGCCGTCGTCGTTTCAAGCGTGGCGGTATTGAGTGGCGGAAGGGCATGGCCAAGACGGAGTTCATGGCGTGGGTGGGCTTTTGTGAGCTGCACCCGGAAGCACCTGTCCGTTGTGATGGCTTTGATTCGAGGGGCAACCCTGTTGGGCGTCCGGTGATGTTCCCTTACATCCCGTTCATGGCGACTTCCGAAGAGCAGGTGCAGGAGCTCGCGTATGGCGTGCTGAAGTACGTTGTCGAGGAAGGCCCTGACGGGGATTTGTTCGATTCCGGCTTGGATCGCATTATCCGTCTGAATGGCCGCGGCCAGGATGAGGGCAGGGCGGTTCCGGTTGCGAACGCTCCTAACTCTCGTGACGGCGCGTTGACGACGTTTCAGGCATTCGATGAGCCTCACCGCTTGTATCTGCCGAATCAGAAGCACGCGCACGAAACCATGCAGGCCAACATGGAGAAGCGTGTCCTCGAGGACCCGTGGTCTTTGTACACTTCGACGGCTGGGCAGCCTGGGCAGAACTCCATTCAGGAGGATCTGCGTAAGGAAGCTGAGGACATCGGCAAGGGCCTGATTGAGGATCCGCAGCTGTTCTTCTTCGCCCGTTGGGCCGGGGATGAGCACAAGGACCTTGAGCCGCGCCCTGATACTGCATCAGCGTCTGGTGTTTCGCCGGCTGAAGCTCTGGAGAACCGCATTCGTGCGGTTTCTGAGGCGACTGGGCCTGTGGGCGAGTATGGCCCGGGCCAGTTCCTTTCCATTGCCCGCCAGTGGGACCGTAAGGGCGCCGATAAGTCGTACCTCGAGCGTGTTTGGCTGAATCGTTGGCGCCGTTCCGCGTCTCAGGCGTTCGATCCTGAGCGGTGGAAGTCTCTTGGGCGGCCGGGCGAGACGATCCCTGATGGGGCTTTCGTCACGGTTGGTTTCGACGGGGCTCGCTTCCGCGATGCTACGGGATTCGTTGTCACGGACATCCGGACTGGCCTGCAAATGGGTGACCGCATGCTCTGGGAGCAGGACCCGTTGGAAGAGGACTGGGAAGTTGATGAGTCTGAGGTCACGGGGAAGCTCGAAGAGATCATGCAGCGCTTCGATGTCTGGCGGCTATATGGTGACCCTCCGCACTGGACGGAAACCATGGGCTCTTGGTCTGGCAGGTGGCCTGATCAGATTGAGGAATGGTGGACACACCGCAAGGTCCCGATGGCCTATGCGCTGCGTGAGTTCACGGAGGCTATCGACGCCGCGTCTGTCACTCACACCGACGACGAAGACTACAACCGCCACATCGGCAACGCTGGGCGCAAGGACTTGAAGATCCTTGACGATCAGGGGCAGCCGTTGTGGGTTCTGAACAAAATCGAGATCGATCGCAAGTTCGACCAGGCGATGGCCGGCGTTCTGTCGTGGAAAGCCTGCCTTGACGCCCGGAAGTCCGGCGCTAAGCCGCGACGACGTCAGCGGAGGGCTCCGCGCAGGCTCTATTAAGGAGGCTCCACAGTTATGGCACGTACGCCGGAAGAATGGCTGCCTGTACTGGCGAAGCGTCTTGATGCTGAGTACCCGCGGATTGCTCGCCTTCGCCGCTATGCCACGGGTGATTCGGATTTGCCTGAGATGGGCAAGAATCTGAAGGCCTCGTGGCAGGCGTTCCAGAAGAAGGCTCGGACGGACTTCGGTGGGCTTGCTGTTAGCGCACTGGGTAACCGGATCCGCTATAACGGGATCGCTATTGGCGGGGATCAGAAACATCCTGCTTTGCCTGTGGCGCGTCGCATTGCTCGGGACAACCGTCTTGCTACCCAGTTCAAGATGGCGGTCAAGGATTACTTGACGACGTCGTACGGGTACTTGTTCGTGTCCTCGAATGCTGGTGAGGCCATCATCACGCGTGAAGAGCCTGAGATGTTTTACGCGGCGACGGATGCTGTCCGTCCGTGGAAGGCAATCGCGACGCTGAAGGTTTGGCGTAACGAGGAAGCTGGCAAGGATTACGCGAAGGTTGTTGTCCCTGGCCGGGCTGCGGTGTTCTCGCGGCCGTCCAAGAACGTCAACGGCGTGAAGGTCTTTGGGGCGTACAGCGAAGACTGGACGCTTGAGTCTGAGCAGGAGTATGACGGGGACGTTCCCTGTGTTGTGCTTCGTCGTGACGACCGCATGGGGCTGTTTGAGCCTCACATGGACGTCATCGACCGCATCAACCTTGGCAAGCTCCAGCGCCTTGTGACAACGGCGCTGCAGGCGTTCCGGCAACGGGCTCTGAAGTCCAATCCGAACAGTGATGGCGTCCCTGATAAGGACGCTGACGGCAATGACATCGACTACAGGGCAATGTTTGAGCCTGCCCCGGGCGCGATGTGGGAGCTTCCTGAAGGTTTGGACATTTGGGAGTCTCAGCAAACGGATATTCGTCCGATGCTGGAGGCTGAAAAGGCTGACGCTCGGGACTTCGCGGCTGTTTCTCGGACTCCGGTGTCTGTTTTCACGCCTGAGAGCGCGAATCAGTCCGCTGAGGGCGCCGCGGCGGCCAAAGAGCAGCACGTTGCGCTTGCTGAGGACGAGATCGACAACATCAAGCCTGCTTTGGCTGTGCTCATGGTCTACGCGCTGCGCGTGCAGGGCATTGAGCTTGGCGAAGACGAGACATTGGACGTCCTTTTCGTCCCGGCTGACCGCGTATCACTCACTGAGAAGTACGACGCTGCGAGTAAGGCGAAGGCTGCAGGCGAATCGTGGGACTCCATCGCTCGGAACATCCTTGGCTACTCGCCAGAGCAGATCCGACAAGATGCCCTGGCGCGGGCCGAGGAACAGTTGCTGCTGACAGCATTGATTGGGGCACCAAATGGCGGAACCAACCCCGGAGCGCCGGCTTAGCGCTTACATGGCAGCTTCCACGCAGGTCCGCGAACAAGTGATGAAGTTCGCGGAGCTCGTGTGGGGGTCCATGTCGTCCTACCGGGACGCGGATATCAACCGGCTGATCAACGCCATCGTCCCTCGCGTCCAGGCTGGGCAGATCCGCATCGCTAACCTGACGTCAGCCTATGTGGCTGGTGTCGCTGGTGAGGCGGGCATCCCGGTCAACCCGGCTGAGGTCACTGACGGGCGTGGCGTTGACCCGGATGTTGTTTACCGGCGTCCGGCGGTCACTGTCTACTCGGATCTGTCAGAAGGCAAGGCGCTTGCTGCGGCTGTGAAGGCCGGCGGGCTCCGTCTGGCGCAGTTGATCGGCATGGATATGCAGATGGCCAAGGTTCGACAGTTCCGGGCCTCTGGTGAGGCTGCAGGGTTCGGTGGTTTCCGTAGGAATCTGACTGGCCGCGAGAATTGCGCGATGTGCGTCATCGCTTCCACGCAGCGTTACCACATTGGCGAGCTCATGCCGATTCATCCCGGCTGTGACTGCGGCGTTGTGCCCCTCAAGGCTGGCGAGGAAGTTTCGCAGGTCATCGATGAAGGGCTGTTGGAGTCCACTCATGGCCACGTGGCTGACTTCGCTGGCATTGCTGATCGCAGCGGCCGCGCACCGGACTACCGGAAGCTCATTGTCACCCAGGACCACGGCGAGTACGGCCCCACGCTTGCTTGGCGTGGAGATGCCTTCACTGGTCCGAACGATCTCTAGTTTTCCCTGCCACAACTGGTGGGGCCTTGCCCGCAACGGGCAAACACCCAATAACCCGAAACGGGAGTAAATCAACATGTCCAAGAAACTGGTTCACGGCATCGATCTGACTGCCCCCGGCGGCCTTGATGAGCTGTTCGCTTTCCACCGCGCCACCTTTGGTGACGCTGTCATGGAGGACGACGCCGACAAGGACAAGGACGGCGACAAGGACAAGGACACCCCGGACCCCGCTGCAGAGCTGGAGAAGTGGAAGTCCTTGGCTCGCAAGAACGAGGCCCGCGCCAAGGAGAACGCCGACAAAGCGAAACGCTTTGACGAGATGGAAGAGGCCAGCAAGTCTGACCTCGAAAAGGCGAACGCTCGAGCTGAGGCAGCCGAAAAGGCGCTGGCTGACCGTGACGCTAAGGAAGCTCTCGTTTCAGATCGGGACGCTGTTGCCAAGGAGTTCGGCCTTGATGCCGCTCTTCTCCGTGGTTCCAGCCGCGAGGATCTGGAAGAGCACGCCAAGACTCTCCAGCCGTTCTTCACCAAGGACAAGGCGCCCTCATCCGAGGGAGCTGGTGACGCTGGCGGCAAGGTCCACGACAAGGACGAAATGTCCGCTGACGACATCGTTGATGCCGCTGTGAAGCGGTAGCGAAACCAAGTACTCCCTAGCACGTTCGGCCACGGACCTGCTGGGCACTCTCACCCTAAGGAGGGACCGTGGCTAACATTTTCGAAAAGGGCACCAAGTTTGCCCAGACCGCGCTTGCGCTTCTGCGTCGGCAGGTCAAGACGCCCGGGCTGTTCATCTACAAGTTCGGACGGACGGACTTCGCTGGCGCTGCCGGCGACACCATCAACATCAAGCGCCCCCCGCTGCTCCGCGCACGCGACAAGGGATGGCGCAACAACAACTCCATCGTCGTTGACGACCTGCAGCAGTCCAGCATCTCGATCACGCTGAACCAGCACCCGGTCAGCGCCGTCGCGCTTTCCCCGGAAGAGGAAACGCTGGATGAAGTGGACTACGTCCGCGACGTCCAGGCGCCACAGGTCAACGCCATCCTCGATTACTTCGAGGAAGCCATTGTTGGGGCCCTCGCGGACGCCGACTTTGTCTACACGGTGGCCTTCGACCCCGCCGGAACTGGTGCCATCGCCGACCCGCGCAAGGTTGCGGTGAAGGCCCGGAAGTACTTCCAGATGGCCCACGTACCCACCAACGGCCGCTACTGGCTGGTGGGCGCGGATGTCTCCGAAGCGGTGGCTTCCTACGACAAGCTGCTGGACGTAGACACCGCGGGCATCCCGGAGGCGTTGCGTGACGGCGTCGTGGGCAAGCTCGCCGGCTTCGTCATCGTAGAAGTTGACGCATTCGACCCCGCTGAGTCCTACTTCGTCCACGAAACTGCTGTGGCCATCGCCGCAGTTGCTCCCGTGGTGCCGAACGGTGTCACCAAGGGCGGCGGTGTCGCAGCCGGTAACGGCCTCGCGGTTACCCAGCTCTGGGACTACGACAGCGACAAACTGAAGGACCGCTCCATTGTCCACGCCTTCGTTGGCGCGGCAGTGGTCAAGGACCCACAGGTTGAGGACGACAAGACGTCCGACAACTACGGCAAGATCATCCTCGGTGACGACGGCAAGCCGCTGATGGACTTCTACCGTGCCATCAAGGTGGAGTTCGGCACTGAGGACACCACTGACAGCACCAAGTGGACGTCCCAGGTGACCGGCTCTCCGACCGGCGGCACTTACCTGCTGCTGGTTGATGGCGACGCCACTGACCCGCTTGCCTTCAACGCCACCAATACCGATATCGCTCAGGCTCTGAACGAGATCGACGGCGTTTCCGGCGTCAAGGTCACCGGCACCACCACGAAGACGCTCACCTTCCAGAAGGACGTCATCGTGACCAAGGACGCAACCGGCCTGACCGGTGGCACCACGCCGAACGTGACCGTCACGAAGGTCTAGCAGGGAGGGGTAGGTCATGTCTGATCTCGCAACGGCTGACGACGTCGAGCAGCAGCTTGGGCGTGACCTCTCCGCTTCGGAGCAGATCAGGGTGGGGGGCATTCTCGCGAAGGCCTCCGCTCTGTTCCGCCTCGAGGCGAAGCAGACTTTCACTGCTGGTGAATCTGAGGTTCGACTCAGGGTCAGTGGCGGCAAGGTGTATCTTCCTGAGCGGCCTGTTGTTGATGTCGTGTCCGTGGTTGATGACCAGGGCGCGGCGGTTGACTTCACGCGGTTCAAGCAGTGGCTCACGGTTTGCCGTGGCTCTCATGAGTTCGTCACGGTGACTTACACGCACGGCGGCGAGGTCCCGGACCTTGCCCGCCTTACAGTCGCTGACATCGCCCGGAAGGTGCTGAGCATCGCTCCGGAGGCTGTCAGCGGCGCCACCCAGGCTTCTACGACGTCGGGCCCTTACACGGACTCGGCGACGTACGCTGCGTGGGCGGTTGGCGGGCAGACCATGTTGGCGCCTGAGGATAAGGCCATCGCTCGGACGTTCCGTGTTCGGCCGCCCAAGGTCACGGTGATGACTCCATGAGGGAAGTCACCATGACGGTGCAGCGGCTTCCACGGATCGCCGGCGCGACGAACGACTTCGGTAACGAGGTTGAGTCCTACGGCGCGGCTGAGGATGTTGGCGTGTACGAGTTCGACCCCGGCTCTTCCAGTGAGCCGCGGTTGCCGAACCAAGAACGCGTCATCACCGATCCTGCCTTGTACTGCCCTGTTGATACGCCTTTCGCCCCGGCTGATAAGTGCGTTGTTGATGGGGTTGAGTACACGGTGGAGGGCGAGCCGAGCAGGTACCGGAACAGGAACGCTGGGAAGTCTCCGGGCTCCGTGGTTCATCTCAGGAGGGTCAGTGGCTAAGGTCAAGTTCCGAATGAAGGGCTTCGAAGAGATCCGGCGTTCACCTAAGGCTGTGGCGTTACTCCAATCCGGCGTCCAGGCAGCGGCTGCCGCTGCTGGTGACGGCTACGTTGGCTCCGTGACTCAGGGTGTTGGGCGCGGCACTCTTGGCCGCGCAATCGGCACTGTGTACACGGAAACACCTGAGGCTATCCGGGACAACGCCAAACACAACACGTTGATGAACGTGTTTGACATGTTGGGAGATTGACCATGGGTGACCTCATAGTTCCTCGGAACGTCACGAAGGCAGCCATTGGCTTCCTCAAAGCCGAGCTTGCAGCCAGGAGCGTTACAGCCGCCGTTGGAACTAAGCAGCCGGACGGAACTCCGAACATCTTCGTGAAGATCAACCGTACGGGCGGCACACGCCGGGACAAGGTCACTGACCGGTCCCAGTTCACCGTCCAAGTTGAGGCTACTGACGAAGTCGTGGCCTCTGACGTCGCTGACCTCTGCTACGCGCTCATGCTCTACGCGGAGGAATCCACGGTAGGCGGGATCTGGGTCCGGAAGGTTGAGGACGTTTCCGGCCCGAAGGACTTCCCAGACCCTGACACAGACAAACCGCGCTACCAATTCACTGTCCGGTGGCATACCCGTGGGCAGTCCGTCTAACCCATTTTTTGGCCCCTTCCCGGGGCCTTTCCCATTTAAAGGAGTCGTTATGACTAACGCTACAAAGAATGTGGTTTCGGGCAAGCCGAAGTCCACTGGTGGGGTGCTGCGTGCGCCTCTTGGTTCTACTGGTCCTACTGATGTTTCGACGGCGCTGGACACGGCGTTCAAGGC